AATAGGGTTCTATTGTATCTTCCCTTATCTTGCTCTAACAAACCATTTTCTCTAGCTACTACAATAGTGTAACCATTTAAGAGTAACTTAGTAAGTTGTTCTGTGTAAACCTTGTCGATATCTGTACCTGTAAGTTTCATGTTGCGGTTCTCCTTTTTTTGGGGGTATTTCATCTGTAATTTTATGTTTAATAATTATGTATAGTGTCTCTCTGTGATATTGTATTCTTCTTCAATTTCTCTGAACATATCACAACGAATACCTGCATAGTCTCTCTTAATATCCGCAATACTCATATCAAATTCATCAACAAGCTCTTCTTCCATTTCATAATATCCACCTTTATCTACGTCAAATTGATCTAAAATTCTAATGGTAGTCACTAGAGTGAAGCCATTTACTTCTACATCATAGTAGCGTTTGATAAATATTTTTCCTTGTTCCATGTTGCGGTTCTCCTTTTAGGGCTTGTTGCGTTTCCCTCTTTATTTATTTTATGATTATATTATACACTTTTCTACATTCTTTGTCAATGCTTTTTGATTATTTCTTTATGTTGTTTTTTCATAACCAAAAAAGAGGGGATTCCCCCTCTACTTTTTTACTTATTTACAATTCAATCAACAATGCACTAATTTGCGGTTTTCCTTCATTTTGGGCTTATTGCCTCATTTTATTCTTCTTCAATATTATCTTTTTTGCAACACTTTAATAACTCTTTTAGTGTGTCAGTATGTTCTGTGTGACAACCTGTTGATTTAAAAATATGACCGTCACTCAGGTAAATCCAATACCCTTCAATATCTTTGTAAACTTCTTCCACAAAGGGGAGAATATGTTTTGGTAGTTTTTTTAGTATCTTATCACTTTCCATTTTCTTTACCCTCGTTCAAAAGCGCTTTTACCATTTCTTCAATCTCACGGACACGTTTGGAGTTGCAGTCACGTCTTGCTAACGCACCTACAGAAACATGAACCGTTCCATCTTCTTTCTGATGATAAGAAAAACTACATCTACGGTCAGGCGTTACCTGTTTTGGTTTTTCTATCAAAGAAGATTCAATCCCACTTCTACTAGTTCTGTTAAACGCTACACGAATATTCATTTTTATTTCCCCTTTTGTTTAGCTTTATGATTATATTATACACCCTTTTAGTATTCCTGTCAACGCTTTTTATCATCTTTTTTTATTTTTTTGATTATTTTTTTGTGTTCCTGTATTGCTTTCAGCAGAAATAAAAAGACTAACCTTTTTAAGTCAGCCTTTTTACAACAAAAAAACTAGCCTTTCGGCTAGTCTTTAACATTATGACATTAAGAAATTTAAGAAGGCAACAAAAGAAATTTTGTTGCCAACCGAAAACTCTTTATAGTTATATTATACATACACATTCCCACGTTGTCAACACCTATTTTTTGTTTTTGATTGTTTTTTTTATTTGATTTCAGCAACAAAAAAAGACTAGCTTTTCAACTAGTCTTTTAGAAAAGAGTAAATCTATTCAAAGTTTGCAGACCGTAATGTAAGATTTTTCTTCTCTGTATTTATATTATACACCACACACCTTCACATTGTCAATACTATTCCATTATTTCTTCAATGTTTTCATCAATAACGCTCCATGTTTCATTGAACCGTACTGATGGTTTAATTTCAAGTACCCCTCTTTCAACATCTACTTCAATTTCCTTCAAAAGAAATGATACCTTTATCTTATTCCCATTTCGCTCCAAGACATATAGGTTGACTGCTTTTTCGCAAAATGATGATAAATTCCCATACCACATAGGATCATTCGTATAACTTTTACAACTGAGTTGAAGAATAGGAAGGGGCAACCATAATTTCTCTAGCTTTCCCCCTTCTTTTACCTTTTGTTCCTGAAACATTGCTACGACTGTTCGCAAAATATCAAGTTCTACTTCATTCCACTTTGGACACCTTGCGCACCCTACTTTTTTAAGTTTAGATCCTGACACTACACTTATCCTTTCTTCACAAATGCAAACAGATTGTCGTCATAATTGTAAATATTATACTTACCGTCTAGCTCAATCAGTTTTTCTGTCTTGTCCATTGAATTTCCTGTAGTGATTGAAAATTTACCTACGATTGTCGTTTCATAGTCCATCATAAGACTATTGAAGTAGCTTTCATCTTCAAATACAGAAAATCTAAGTGTTTGATTTCCTACAGGACACAACCGCATTTTTAACCCTGTATCTGTTTCAACAAACAAGAACAGTTCCCCTTCATGTTTTGAAAATTCCCCCACAGAAAGAAGTTCACGAACTGCATACCAATAGTTAGGTCTGCGATAGTCATTCTTACCAGTAGTCATGTAAGGCTTGCTACCAGTTATATACTCCCCATATTCATTAAAGCGTGATACAGCAGTTTGATAAAGGACTTCTCCTTCTATCCGTTCCATGACACTATCTCCCTTATATCCATTTTTAGGGTGATATGTACGCTTGATTTCATTCAAAACTTGAATAATAGAGCGCTTATCGCATTTCAAGTGTAGGGGTAGATCTCCAATAAAATTATTCAAGTCCCCCTTGTCATAGAGAGGTGGATCAATCTTACTTAATTTTTCGACAAACATTGTACGCTTTGCCCCATAACGAATACTGTATTCCCAATCCTCGTCTGGAATAGACATTTCGTTGCCTTCATAGTCTTTTCCAAAGTATTCATCTTTTGCAATACTGTACCAATCCGCTTCTGCCAAGAGTTTAGCCACAACTTCCATGTATTGTGTATCTGGCATTTTTCCGTACTCACTATATGGGGGAATATGGATCGTTACAGCAACATCATTTACCCCTTTGCTATCGTCTGTTTCTGGAATATCAAAGATAAACAGAAAACCTTTTTGATCGTGGTGCTTATTATAAGCTACTTCTTTCATGATTTACTCCTTTTTCACTTTAGTTTATGCTCTATCCTTATAGGTTTTTAGATAGTTTATTATTCATTTTCAACAAAAACATAATATTTTTTGTCTTTCCAGATAATACTTTCGTAAATAGTGCCTTCTAATTCCGAAGAATAATAATCAACTTCACTATTATACTCTAGTAGTGGAACTGTGTAGATTACGCTGTGTTCGCCACACTCATTCTCTATAGTCACACTAACACCCTCTAACTGTACTCCACTAACAAGATAGAGCGTTGCAGATTCGTCCATTTCAATATATTTATCTGCCACGCTATCAAGGTCAATTCCTCGTTGTTTTAGATAGTGTTCCAACGCATTGAAACAATCCCATTTTTCTCGATTAAACATTGCGCTCCCCTTTTTCTAGTTTGATTTGATTTTATGTTTATATTATACACCTTTTTATTCCCCTTGTCAAACATTTTGCTAGTATTTTTTCTAGTTTTTTACCTAAAAACCATTGGCGAATATCATTAAACATGGTACAATAGATTACAAGGCAAAACACTTAAACCCTTATAATATATAGGTTTTGAGATAGTTGCGCTCAATAAAAAAGAGGTGAAAAATGAAAAAAGTTAAACTACTTACTATCCTTGCTCTGTCTACTGTCGCTCTAGGGGCGTGTTCTTCAACACAAAAACAAACTACCCCTAAGAAAGATAAAACTGAACAGTCTAGCAAGAAAGAAGATCAGGAAAAAGTCGTAAAAGAAAAGGTGACTAAAGACGCTAAAATTCTTTTAGATTCTGTCCTGACAAACGATTCTGTCAAATTCCGTAAAGTTTATGGTGAAACTTATGAAAAATGGTCTGATTCTATTATCGCTGTACAAACAAGCGAACGTATCAATGATGATGGACTTAAACCTGCTTCAACCTATAGTGTACAATGGCACGAAGATTTCCCTATTGAAACACCAGAAGAAACAATCTCAGGATTTTTGAAAGTAAGACGCAAGCTCTTCCAAGACATTGGTTCTTATGAAATTAAAGACGTAAAAGTAGATAAGTCAGGCGATTCTGCAACTGTCACTTTTACGTCTAAGAAATTGCACTCTAAAGGGTTGGCAAGCTCAACTAGACAAGTTTTAACTACCCTTTTAGGAGGAATTGATAATCTCAGCAAGTATAATCGAGCTGGTGCAGATGTTGATATCAAACGTTACCAAAAACTAATCACTTACTGGATCTTTGAACACCTATTCTCTAAACAATTCACGTCCTACAATGACGTTGACCCTGTTTCAGCCCACACTCCACTAACAAGTGGTGACTTTGAAACAGAAATTAAGTTAGAAAAGGACAAGGAAGGCAACTGGACTATTTCAGAAGATGATTATAAAACATTGACTTCTGAACTGATTGACGACACCGAAGGTTACGACACCGTGGTTCGCTCTAAAACTACTCCTTCAAGCTCTAGCAAGTCACAAAAGACTTCAACTGGTGATAGCGTATAATAGCTTGCTACTGAGTATAATAAGCGTCAGCACTTCCGAGTGTTGGCGTTTTTTTCTTTCCACTAACACCCAAAAAGGGCAATTTACGCCTTCATAAGACAAGCCAATATTACAATTCGTTCTAAAACCTCGTATTTCCCCCTTATTTTAGCCCCTGTGACATTCTAACAATCCCTACCTGCAATTACACCCTCATAATTTAAAATCGTTTATACGCCCTTTTATGGGCTTTTATGACATAGGTATTAAAAATCAGGACATATTTTTAAAGTTTTTTAAAATTTTTTAAATTTTTTTAAACAATGCGCGTGACTATTTATTTTACTTTTTTATTATACACGCGCATTATTGGTGTTTATTGGTGTTTATTGCTGTCTCATTGCTGTTTTTTGTTGTCTTATAGCCAATTTACGGTTGATTTATAACTGGTTTTATAGTCATTCTATAATTTATTTATAATTGTTTCAAAGTTTTGTTTATAGCAGTTTATAGCGGTTTATAGCAGTTTATAGCAATCTTTGTACGTCAGCATACAAAAAACTAGCCTTTTAAAGCTAGTTTTTGTTTTCTTCTAATTCTTCTAACCAATCTGCGAATGACGTTTCTACTTCTTCCCATAGGCGGTCAGTATAAGCAACAATCGAACCAAAATGACCGTAGAAGTCTAATACCCCCATTTTAGGTATCAAAGGCTCGTTAATACTGTTTCTGGCGAATGAAGCAATGATCCTACATTCTTCATCATACAAACTAACAAAATCCACAGCAAAGCCATCATCTTTCAACTCAAAAGAAATAAGCAACCCATCTACAAGCCCTTCTGAATTGTAGGCGGTTTTTATTTTTCTTTCTCTCATGACTTTTTCAACTCTATAAAAGATCAAGTACATTCTTTCAAATGCTGTCGCTGTTTTAGTTGAAATTTCTTGTAACCAGTCAGTCAGTTCTTCTTTGTCTTTCTTATCCCTGATAGTAGTATTCAACCTATAACCTTTGCTACTATCAGAAAATTCACGAACATAACCATAGCCAAGATAATTCACTCTTTTCCAATTTGTTTCTTTAAACTCAAAGTGTGCTAAGATCCAATTATCTTTGTCTTTATCAGACCAAGTATAAAAATCTGGATATTCTTTCTTGATATAGTCCATCAGGTTTTCCCAATGCCCACCAAGGTCAATATCAATACGCTTGTCTTTTAACTTGTCAATGATATACTTTCCCAAAATTTCTCCCCCAATCAAATTAAAGAACAAAATAGAGTTCCCTCTATTTTGCCCTTACGATACATAGTAAAAATAAACAAAACGTACACTTGAACCATGTTTCTTTTTCAGTTTGGCTAATACAGCTTCTTTGTTTAAACGTCCGTTTTCAACAACTTTGATTTCTTCTGAACTCATACGTCCTTTTTGATATTTATAGACATATCGTGTTTCCATAGCACTTCTCCTTTCTAACAATCTGTACTTAACCAAAAATCGCTCTCCTACCACTAAAAGTTCTTTTCGGTTAAATAATGCAATTCATCTTTGTAAGCTCGTTTGTGCCACTCTGTACACTTTTTATGCTTATCTCCAATAAGACCCCCTCCAACAAGCTCACTAAAACAAGAAGGATCTGTGATAGTTTCGTCTTTCCGTTTTTTGCGCCAATTTGAATTAAGTCGAACCGCTTCACCTTTTAATTCATTGTTGACTTGTTGTGATTTGTCGTTTAGGTTATCGAAAATAGCGCACATTTTCCCACCTCTTTCCTTTTTTGCTTACATAAATAGTATGCCATCTTTTGTTAAAAAAACGTCATTTTCCTACAATTTTTCCGTGTTTTAGAATACTGTCAATGATCCACTCATACCCCAAAAAGCCTTCTGAACGCTTCATGATTTCTTCAAAATCCTTCTTTGCGCCTACAGTCATAGTGATTTTAGCAACCCAACCGTCTCCAAAATCGTGAGTAAATGTTTTCTTTGCACCCCTGCGTAAATCAAACCCAAGTTCTTTCAGTCGTTCTCGTTTGCTAGTGGATAGGAATACTTCTTTAGCAAATACCTTACCCTCTCCTGTCCAATGACCATTCCAAGTGTTGATCTTGCTGTGTCCATATTCAAAGAGTAAAACTGTCATAATACGTCCCCTTCTTTTGTTCTTGCTTATCTAGTGGATTGTTTAGATCAGCTTCAAGCTGTCTGAGCTGTTTAGCTAAGTATCTTGCTCCTTCAATCCCTTTTAGTTCAATAGGCTCAATATGGTTATTGTCAAAACCAAAGATAGGAGAAACATAATTCTCTTTAATCTCTTTCAAAGCCTGCAACTGTTCCATTTCAAATTGTGTAACTGCTCTAGGGTCAAGATCAAGTCGTGCCTTACCAATGTTCCCTTCTGCGTCAATCCAAGCATACCCCTCATAGGTTAAACCCCAAATAGGCTGTAAGTTGATAGCCTTATAAATTGGATCAAGATAGTTTACTGGAAAGTCATCAGGCAATACAACAAAACCATTATCTTCCTTCCCTTCGTGCCAATCAGCAAAAGGCGTAAGGGGCTTGATTTTTGAAGCCCCACGTTCTTTCAATTCGTTCAAAATCTCTGTATATTTCATTTTTTTACTCCTTCTAAATCATTCCCAATTCTTTAAACAAGGCTTTCGCTTCTTCGATTGTTCCGTTCTTTTCAACTAGTTTTCTTGTACATTCTAAACGATACATAGTTACTGCCAACACTTCTTTTAGAGTGTTGATCTTTTCTTTATTCGCATTTTGAGCGACATACCACTTAATCATAGCGATTACACTATCACGATAACCTTTTTCGTTTTGGATAGCTTCTTCAATACGCATAGCACCTAAATTATCCAAAAACTCATGTAAGTTTTTCTCCATTTCTTCTGCGTATTTTTGGATTTCTACTGGTAGTGTTTCAATCATAGTTGCCATAGTTACGGTTCTCCTTTGTTTGACTTTTCTAGTCACTTTTTATTTCTTTGTGATTATATTATACACCCTTGTTTATCCCCTGTCAACTATTTTTATTATTTTTTTATGTTTGGTTATTATTTTTTTGTGTGCCTCATTCATCAACTGTCCACCTCACATTTTTCTAACAAAAAAAGCAGGATATCATTAAACCTGCTCTTTTTTGGATTTCGTATTCCTTGATAACTTCATTTTCTATACTTCTAACAAATCAATTAAAATTTGTTGACATTCTTTCTGAAATGAACCGTCTCCTGTAGCTCCTCCACCACAATACACATTGTTTAGAGCGTCTGCACAAATTATCTTTAACCCAAGCGTATACTCGTACAGCTTTTCGTCAACATACAGGATATCCGCACCGTTCTTTTCAGTATAGCCAATAATAAGGTTATTACTGATTCTGTTGCCATATTTTGAAATTTCTTCTTCACGGTAAGCCACTCTTAATATTTTTTCGCTTTCTGAAACATTAAGTATTTCAGCATTTACACGAAAATTATCAAGATATTTCTTTCCTTTGTCAAAATCAGCAACCATAAACGATTCAATAGAGTTTGTAATCATATAATCATAAAGTTTCTTTAAGTTTGGTTCTGTTTTCTTTCCAAACTCCTCAATTTTGACCATGTTTTCTTCTAGGATTTTTCGTTGAAAATCTGTATACAACATAACGCAACGCCTTTCTATTATCTATTAAATACCTTCCTTAAATCCATCTGTCAATGATTTTTGTCTTTCTGCATTATAGTCTTTCATTACACACAAAGGTACAAACCTAAAAAGTTGTCCACACATTCTTCTACTTCCTCTTTAGAGAAAGAATAGACGTACCCTTCAATTTTACTCAGTAGTTGTACTGGCGTTTTATAAGTATTTACATACCCCCTTACGTTTCTTAATAAGGCTTCGCTATTATAACTACCGTCCGAGTTTTCAACACTCAAAAGATCTCGAACCCAACCTTGAATAAGGCTTCTCACAAATTTATAATGATCCGCTGTAGCCTTATTACTTTTTAATTTTTCCTCCATGAATTGCGCCAATTCATAGACGTTCGTTATAAGGGTATCAAATTTTTTTAATAGTTTTAGTTCGTCCTTTTCAAATTCGGTTTCTTCAAACAAACCACCATCTATAGAAAACAAACTAAATAGTCTTTCCTGTTCCACTCTTTTCCTCCTTCATTTTTTCTACCAAGTGACGCTCCCATCTGCATTACAGATAATCTTTTGAACTGTCATGTACTTGAAGTGCTGTTTTAATGCCTGTTCAATAAGATCTTTAATTGTTGGATCGTTTTCATCATACCATTCACTCTTATTTTCTAAGAGCCACGCTTTAGCTTGCTCTTCTGTTGTAAATATTTCTTGACGACCATAGCTAGAGTGTGATCGCCAAGCGTCATGATAATAAATTTCATACAAAATCATAGTTTCAATTTTCCTCTTACGTTTTTACTTCAAGCGAAAAGCAGGGGGAAGGGCTTTTAAACCACTTCCACCACTTTAATTTCGTGTTGCTTGATAAAGTCTGCAAAGTTTTCTTCAATTTCTTTGAGATCAGACTTGTAAAGTGTTGTTGGACTTACTTTCTTCCATTCAGGATAAAGGGTTACACCATATTGTCGTTTGCGTAGCGTAGCTCCTAAATCTGTTACCATAATGTATTGTTTCGGTTGTACTTTCTTTTCTCCTGTAAGGACTTTTCGTACTTCCTCAGTATCTTTTGCCATATCATTTTCAATTAAGTCGTTATCAATCAACCATTGAATACGTTTGTACATAGGAAGTGAGCGTGGTAGTTTTGTTACACCATCAATAACCCCTGAGACAAGCCCTAACAAATAATCTTCCAATTCTTTTTTGCTTTCAAAGGTTTTTTCTACTTTCTCAACGACCAAACGATCTCGCCAATCTCGTAGGTTATTAGACGAATAGCTGTATTTTACAGTCAGATTTTTAAGGTTGATAGAAAATTGTTTTAATGTTTCGTATGACATTTGCGGTTCTCCTTTTCAGGGCTTTGTTGCGTCTGCCCTGTTCTTTTCGATTTATGATTATATTATACACCCTTTTATGATCCTTGTCAACACTTTTTCATCATCTTTTTTTACTTTTTGATTATTTTTTTGTGTTGGTGAAATAAAAATAAAAACTCCTAAGTCTTTGCACGTTTCCGTGTTTAACTTTGGGAGTTAGTGTCTTATTATTTATTTTTTTATTACTTAGTGGTCAATTTCTAAGAGACCGCTGGTTTTTGCTACCGTGTCAAACGGACTGCTCTAGAACATGATCTAGAAGCAGAACTACAGACTCTCTGTTTTGCTACCGTATCAACACGAACTATAGCCCTGCCTGCTTACCGTAGTTTTCAGCTAGGCTACAATTTTTCTGGTTTTACCCAAGGATCGCAAATACTCCTATGTTTATATTATACACTTTTTAAAATTCTTGTCAATACTTCCCCTTAAAATACTACCCTACGCAAATAACAAGCAAAGTGGTTGTGTTATCTCGTCCGCTAAGACCCCTCTTTTAGCCCCTCTGCTTCTATTTTGTCGTCTTAGGGTATTTATATAGGATTTATAAACAAACGCCTTATACTCTCTCCTATGAAGAAATAGAAAAAGACTAGTTAAACTAGCCTTTTATTTTACAGTCTATTCAAATACCTATTGCCATAAACATTAAATTTTTCATTAAATAACTTACTGGCTTTAAATACATTTTTTGCAGAATGACATTCAAAAAACACAATATAGTAGCACCCTTTTTTTAGGACTTTCTCAAAGTCTTTTTTTGTTACTGATAAACCAAAACGTGCTTGATCCTCAGAATTAAGTAAAACGTACTTTCCCCATTTCTTTTTTACTGGAACTTCCTTAAACATCAGCTCATTAAGTTCTACTGGTTCTTTTGAATAGTCAAAACTATAAATATAGCTCACTACCAACGTTTTCTTTTTAAACATCAATCATTCTCTCACTTCAAAATTTCTACCACTTTTTCGTATGGTGTCTCAGTTACAAAAGAAAAAGTCAAACGCTCTCCTGCAAATTTCAGCTTCACGCTAGTTTCTTTATCAGAAAGTTTTTTCACTCCCTGCATTTCAACTGATCCTTTTGGAAAGTCATTTTTATAATTGCCAATGCTCTCCTTTTCTTTCTTGTTTTTTTCGTTTTTCTTCTTACCATTATCACTTTCTTCGTTTACCACTTCGATAGAATAGCTATCTGGTTTGGATAATAAAGTGACAAGTTCTCCAACTTTTGTTTTACCTTTTAGTTCCATATTTTCAATCTCCCCTGATCCTATTTTACAACTCTTGCAATGCTAAACTGTCAATTTTCGTGACAACAATTTCAACCTCGTCATAGTTGCTTGCTACTTTACTAACTGCATTTCTAGCTAGTTCAGACGTTGTAAATGATCCAATCAATTCTTTTTTCTTTAGTTTTCCTCGAAAATTAAAGATTGTTCCAATAGCATTAAATACTTCCATTTGTTTTACTCCTTTAAATTGCTACTCAGCTTCTTTTACAGCCCCTTTAGGGATAATGTACTGTTTTCCTCTAAATACAATCGAATACCCATCTTGCGATTCTTTCTTAATTGTTGCGCTTGCACTATCTTCCAATGCTAAACCAACACTCTTTTGAGTTTTAAGTTTAAAATCTAGGGTATTCCCATGTTTAGAAATATTGTAATACATTTCTACTGGTCTGTCTTGCGCACTCTCAACTTCTTTTGGAAGGTTTGTGATTGCATTGACGCTTGTAACGTAAAAGTATAGCATAGCTAAAATATTCACCGCATGAAGTACAGCCCATCTTTGCTCTTTTTTCTTTAAGAAATAGCAAAGAAACATAAATGAGATTGTCATAATGATTAGGACTGCCACTCTTACAACCCCTAGCAAAGATAATGCTCCGTCTAAATTAGTTAATTTTTCAATCATGCTCTATTTATTCCTCCATTGCCTTATCTACAATCTTTTCAATTTCCTGTAACTTTTCTAAACTCAATTCCTTCTCAGAATTGAACAGGTTTACTAGTTTTGAAAACACCTTATCTTTAGCTATCTTTGTTTCCACTTCACTCTTATTAACCCACAATACAAAATTGCCAATAATGTCAGTAGGTTGCGCTCCATCTTTGAAACGATAACTTCGCTTATCAGTCATGACGTATTCTTTTCCTACTTTGGTTACAATTTCTATACTAATGCTATCCTTTCCCAATATTGAGCCGATTATATCAACGCTTTCAGCATAAACTTCCTGCCCAACATAAAAGTCTTTTTTAGTATATCGTTTTTCCATTCTTACTCATGCTCCTGACTGCTTTTATTCATGCTCTACTAACTTGATCTTGCTACCGTCTGCAAGTTCAATTTCATCTTTGGTAGTTTGAAGCAGATCAACAAACGCCAATGCTTCGCTACTCATTCCATCTTCCAAATATCCTAGCCATGCTTCAAACACATCAAAGTCATGCTCTTCTAGGAAGCTATTCATTTCTTCAACTGTAGTTTCGTCAGTTTCTACATACCAACGTTCATTTTTCTTGTCGTATGATCCTTTTACTTTTAATTCCATAATTAGTTCTCCTTAACTTCATTTTTTTGATTATGATTATATTATACACTTCACGTTTCCTCTTGTCAACTATTTTGTGATTATTTTTTAATGTTTTTTAATTACAATTTTATGCTATTGTGTAAAAAAGAAAACTCCCAAGGACAAAAACTATCGCTTTCGTCCTCAGAAGTCTCATTCTTCTACTTTTACAACTTCAATTCCCTCACAATTAAAGATCCAACTATAACCTGCTTCTTCTAGTTCTTTGCGTGTGTGACTTATACGAAAAGGACCAAATTCATTTCCTCCGCTAAAAGTCCAATATTTTCTACCTTTATGGTAGGTTAAAACCCCTTCAATATCCCTTACACCTTTCACTCTAACTTTATATCGGGTTTCTTTTTTTATTTTATAACCATCAAGCCACGCCTTTATAAAAAGATCCATGTTCCTATCGTCACCTTCTAGCCAACAATCTACTTCTTCGTTATAGTGTAAAGCTCTAAATAAACTGCGTCCTTCTTTTCTACAATCCACAATCCAATCAGCTATCACTTGTGGTATTACTGCCAAAACTCGTTCGTATGCAATATTACCTTCCACTTCCTCCTCAATGTTATAGCCTTCAAACCACGCCCTTGCAAAAAGTTCCATGTTATTATTGGTGATTTCTAACCAATGATTTACTTTCTCTTCCTGATACATAGCCCCATATAAGCTACGCCCCTCCTCTTTGCAATGTTCAATCCAGTCAGCTACAAATCGTGGTATTGTTGGTTTTTGTGAGTTTTCTAGTTGCTTCAATTCATCTAAAAACGTTTTATAATTGCTAAGAGTTACACCACCCACATAACCGTGGTAGATCACCTCCTCATATTTCTCAATCAATTCTTTTATGTTCATATTTTTACTCCTTTATCCTATCAATTCAGGATTTTCATAGATATTACCAATCACTCTATAAGAACTGATATCATCTATAAGCTCACTAAAAGCGGTTGCGTCCTCTGCACCTATCGCTTCCACAACAAGGGTTGCTTGCCATTTATTCCAAACTAGTTTTGCATTACCAAGAACCTCACCTCCATCTTCCAGTTCAAGAATATCGCCCTCGAAAATTTCTACTCCGTTCTTATCAAAGGTCCCTGTTGATTGCATAAGATATTCTTCATCAATCACCCAACCATTCAATATTTTAGGTGTAAGATCTCTGATATCATTGGCATAAACTTTGTTATCCCAGATAATCAGCTCACTAGCTGTATACATCTTCTGCTTGCTTTTATCCCATGCTCTAAACTTCAATCTGCCCATCTTTTATTCTCCTTTTATTCTGTTTTAGTAGTTTTTACAGTCTTTTGGGAACTGTTAAATTTTTGTTCGGTAGGTGCTAAACATTGCTCTAAACTCAATCCCCTCTTTTTTCTTTTATAAAATGTCTTTTTTGATATTCCATAAAACTGGATCATCTTTTCAACGCTTTCAAACTTTCTACCTTCATGATCTACACTTCCTTTTAAAGTGGATTTATGAGCAGGCATAGGTGGTGTTGTCATAGCTTTATGTTTATCCCACCCTCTTTTTACTCTATCCTTGTATGTACTATACTTCAATCCATTCTGTTCTAATATTTTACCTAGTTCTGTTTTTTTCTTTTTATTTTTAACCTTGTATATACTATCATTGATTTTTATAGTACCTAAAATATCCAAAAAAACTTCTAGGTCAGTAATATCCCTTTTAACTTTTCTCAGTTTGAATTTTCTACTAGCAAAGTTAGCTTTGCTAGTGCAATAGCCTAGTTCACAAGCTATTTTTACAAACGATAAAACTATGTTTTTTCTATCGGTTTTGGTATCTATAACAACTCCATCTATTAAAACAGCACTTTGCCCTATCTCGATAATTTCAATTCCAAAATTTTTATTTATTTCCTCTAGTTCAATAACTTTATACCCAATCAACCCAACCTCTTTTTTATATTCTTCAAGTGTGCCTAAAGGTACAGTTTTTCCGTTTTTGTACCGAAAATTAAAATTGAAACTACTTTGAATAACGTAAGGAAGCCATGCTATGTTTCCTCCTGTGTATATAATCTTACTTTCTCGGTCTAATATTGCCATGCTATGTTCCTTTTTTAAAGAGTTATTATTTTATCAAAATTTTATAGATTATTCTTTACAAGTAATTTTTGAAGTTTTTGGGGAACTGTTGAATTTTTGATTGGTAGGTGATAAACATTGCTCTAAAGTCAGCCCCTTCTTCTTCCTTCTGAGAAATTGTGCTGACGATATTCCATAGTATTTCAGCATTTCCCCTTGGGTGCTAAATTCCCTTCCTTCGTGATCGTATGTTCTCCCCTTGTTTTTAACAGGAGTGGTTTTAGCTGTTTCTTTATCCCAACCTAATCTTAACCTAGAATTATAGGCTTGTCTTGAAATCTTATTCTTCTTTAGTTCAGCACTAATACCACTAATTTTTTTATATTTTTCCAATAAAGATTGTAGAACCTCTTTATCTGTCTTATCAGTTGTCCTAGCTTGGGTAAACCTGCTTGTTGAAATCCCTAAAAAAGTACCTAACCGATTGAATGAAAAGCTAGAAAGTTTACTTTGGGAATGACAATATTTATTATTCAGAATGTAATCTGTACTAGAAATCTCTATTAAATCCTTAATATAAACATTATCAATTAAATCGCTTATTGGTCTTATTTTGATACCGTGCTTTTCATAACACCTAATCAGTTCTGTTTCTTTTTCAAGAGGGATAATCTCGTCCTTATAGCTAAAATAACACCTATCTCCTCTAAAAGCAGTGTACGGTTGCCAACCCATATTTTGAATTGCGTCTGTATATATTGTTTTAGAGATTTTATCAAAAAAAGCCATTTCTTATATCTGTCTCCTTTCTTCAACATCATTGAACAGGAACATCAAATCCATTGTGTAAAGCAAAAGAATAAGCCCAAGGCTATCAGGTGTCCTGATAAACCTTGAAAGCCTTCACTCCACAGGTGTAGTCAAGGCTTTTTCTAAACTCCACCCCAACCTTAGTCTCTTACATACTGTAGTAGGCAATAAACCATATTTTAAACTTCTTTCCTTTTGATTACGAAAAACATTTCCTTTATGGTCTGTCATAAAATTCCTTTTAGCATAATCATCTATCGCTTCCATCTAGGGGCTTCCACAGCTTCTTCAACACTCATACCTTTTTTTAACCTTTTTCTTAAAGTGCTCTCAGGAACTCCTACCCCCTTACTAAATTCTTTAAACGAATAATAAACTTGTCCTTGATAGTGGAAGATTCTGCGAATTTTAAACATTCTTGAACCAGCGTCTATAACTTCTTCAAAGCTCATTCCATGTTTTTCCATACGATTTTTAATTGTGGAAGGGCTTTCCTTTATTTTTAATTCAGATAGTGCATTAGTCATAGTTGGATATTTTTTGCCATGATATGTAATAGTTTGTTTCTTTTTTTCTAAAAGTTTCTTCACTATATCTCTTACATCTGGTGTCTCTTCCCCCCTATCCGACCAATATCGCATAACGGTTGTTTCGCTTACGCCATATTCTTGACAATATCTTTTAACTTCAGAATATTTTACATATTTACCATCTAACAAATATTTATTTTGTTCTTTAACAGGAGTATTTATTGCTTCTTCTAAGCTCATACCTTTTCTCAGCCTTAAACTGAGTGAACTTTGAGAAATACCAAAAGCCTCAGCTAACGCTCCCTGACTTGCGTAGATATTCCCTTTGTATTCAACCTCAGTCTTAGCTCTAATTTTAGTTTTTACAGCTTCTTCTAAAGTTTTCCCTTGCCTTATTCTATATCCTATTGTAATAGGAGATGCCCCAATATGCTTACAAAATGTTTTAAAATCAGGGAAGTTTTCCCCATTATATAGGACACCTTCTCTTGCTGTGCAAGCATTTCTCACATTAACTATATTTTTCCCATACAACTTATCTTTCTGTTTTTCAGAACTACCATCAAAAAGAGTAAATGGCTTTTCATCACTATAGCCATAAAGTCTAAACTTGCCATCATCACAAAGGACTATATCTTCTGAAATTTCATCAATAACTATATAGGGAAATAAATCTGTTGTTGCTTGTTCTAAATTAGTTTCGACTACATAGCCATAATTCTTCACGCACTCCTCTAATAGCATTTCTAAATCTGTTGACAATAGATACTTGCGTTCTTGTCCATCTCTTAAAGTCAAAATAAAAGTTTCTCCACCTCTTCTTAACTTCCTACTATATACGTTTGGTATATTCGTCAAGATTGACGTTTTAATAACCATATTCCTATTTTTATCAAAAAGTACCATTTCTTATTTCTCCAAAATAGGAACGTCAAAGCCATACTCTAAAGCAAAGCTATACGCCCACGAATATTTCCCAACACTAACAATTCTGGCTTCTTTTTCAATTTCTAGTAATATCTTCAATCCATCAATATTCCCTAGTTTTATTGCTTCTTCAATTTTTTTATTGTATAAGCCATTATAATCTTTAACAACCTCTTTCAATTCAACGTTTTTTTCAAAGACTGCATTAGAGTTAAATCTTTCCCAGACTGTTCGCTCGTAGCATTGATTATCCCCTCTGTTTTCTTTCCCTTCTAGTTTCCATTCAAAAACTTGGTCTATTTCTCCATGCAAGCCTATGTTGTTTGCATGATCTAGGATAATTGCTGTCTTGCCTTCTCTATATCTCATAGCTCTAAAGGCTTGTTGCATAAACATAGCAAGGCTTTCTGTTGGGCGTGTCAAGATCACACAATCTGCGTCTGACATATCAAAGCCTTCTGAAATTAGATCAACGTTGCAGATAACCTTAATTTCTCCTCTGCGAAAGGCTTCAAGGGTTGCTTTTCTTTCTGCCTTGTTCATCAGTCCGTCAATATGTTCTGCCACGATACCGTTCTGGCTAAATTCCTTGGCAAAGGCTTTTGACATAGCTATACTAGGGGCGAACAATATTGTCTGCTTGTTTTCCCCCTTCTCGATCCACGTTTTCAAAACGTCAGCATAAATCTTTTTCTGATACCCTGATTCTTTCCTAACCGCTTTAAAGAAAGTTTCTCCATTTACTTCAAGATATTTTTTCTTGATAGAATACTGGATTCCACTTGATACGCTAGGAGCATAGTATTTATAGTCTGACAAAATATGGTTGTCAATCAGCTCTCTTACCGTTTTACCAATGATAATGTTCTGATATGAGTTATCCAACCCTTTCCCATCTAGTCGCTCAGGAGTTGCAGAAAAGCCAATTTTTACAGCTTTTGGATATTTCTCAAACAACATCTGGTAAGTTTCTGCCTCCGAATGATGGGCTTCATCAATTAAAAGATAATCAGGAGCGTCATTATCTCCGTTTATATCTTCAATAACGCCCTTTGTTTTGTTACTGCTCCCATTTTCCTTCATCAACTCGTCAAGTTGCTCTCTGACCTCTATGGTAGGAGCATAGACATACACCAGATAGCCCTGTTCAGTAAGCAGTTTTTCTAAATAAGCCAATATATAGCTCTTCCCACTTCCTGACGGACTAACCACTAGATTATCTTCCCTGATATTTTTAAGAACACGCTCTACCAACATCATTTGATCTTCTCTGAGTTTGATTGCCATGCTTTTTACTCTCCTTTTATCCTTTTTCTCACTCTACTTCTTCTTTATTGCCCTCGTAGTAACTCCTCAACTGAGGATTTTTTTCTAACATTCTTTTTACATACAAGGCTTCTCTGATACACCGTTCTATGTATGCAAAAGGAAACAGAACTAAAAGAAGGGGGCTAAATATAACCCCAATAACAACAATAACTATAGTTCCCAACGTGCTTTCTGCGACATAACCTATAAACTCACTTAGAGTTTTAATGCTCTTGACGTGACTTGTAAAAATTAGTTTGTTTTTTAACTTCATCACTACTCCTATTTATCATTCATTTGGAGGTTCAGGGAAGCTAGTCCAATAAATCACTTCTTCCTCAAAGTTTTCAAAGCCAACCCCATCTTCATAATCTACCCAAGTATCTGTAGTTACCCCACCTTTGGGAGTATAAACCAATACTTCCTCGTTGATCTCAGGGGTTACTCCTTCCCAAATGCTTGTCACTTTATCTCCAAAGAACTCTTTTTCTTCGTCTGTTAGTTCTCTTGTTACTAATTTATTCCATTGTGTTTTATCCATTTTTCCACCTCTTATTCTTCTAGCAACTCTGGATTTTCGTGTACATTGCCAATGACTTCAATACCTTTCGAAATGTATTTCAAATTTTTGTCAAAATCTTCCACGCTAACGTTAACTCCATCAGCAAAGAAACACTCAAAATTACTACTGTCAATCGTATAAAACCCTAACATTGGGTGTCTATAGATTGCAAGATTGCCATTCTCACCTTTGAGAATATCCCCCTCAAAGATCTCTGTTCCATTTTCATCAGATAAGCCTATTGAAAGCCCCAATGTTTCAGGATCTACAGAACACCACTCTCCAATAGTGATATACTCGTCATTTGCTTCTACAACGCCATTGATAATGTAAGAAACTCCTTCATCTTCAATGAGATAACCATGTTTCCACTCACCTTTACTTTCTTCGTGAGTGGAAATACCTCTAACCATCAATTTCCCCATTTTGTTTTCTCCTTACCGTCCTAGCAATTCAGCATTTTCGTAGATATTCCCCGCTACTGAGTGGTAAGTGGTACAATCAACCAAATCAGCAAAATATCCACGTTCCTCGTTTTCTACAGCCATAAACTTACCGTCCTTATAAATAACATACAAGTATACTAGTTCGTCTCCGCTTTCGTCTACGTCAGCAATAATATCTCCTTCAAAGATCTCTGTACCGTTTTTGTCAAATAGACCTGTTGCTTGCATGAGTTTGATATCCCCATCATCAAGAAATTTCCCCTCAAACGCTACCGTATCAATCTCTTCACTCCAAAAGTTGATTTTCTTAACTTCTGACATGACTTTCTTATTTTTAAACCATGCTCTAAATTTTGGCAATTCCATTTTTATTCTCCTGCTTCAATATTTCGTTTATGGTTATATTATACACCCTCTTTTATCCTTTGTCAACTGTTTTTATTATTTTTTTGTGTTTTTGTATTATTTTTTAATGGTGCGCGTGATATAATAAAAACTTCCAAGCGTACCAAGGCTTTTCAGCCCCTAGCACCTCGAAAGTTTGGTGATCTTTCAATCTTTTGTATTATAACCAAATTCATGATCCGTTGCGTTGTATTCAGCAATATACTTACTTTCTAACTCTAATAAGTCTTTTTCTGAACCTTCTTCTAAAACGTCTATGACTTCATAAGTCCACTCAGTTATTTTGCTATTTTTCATTGTTTCATGAAAATAGCTACCTGTCTGCGCTTTGAAATGTTGAAACCAACGAAAGATAGGGTGATTGACTGTTTTACCGATATACACTTTTCCTGTTTGCTTATGAGTTATCTTATAAATAAAGCCAACCACTCTACCGTTTTTGTAAGTCCTATCATCTTCTCTAAGACGATTTTCATAGTATTGTTCTTCATGTTCTAAACAACAAAAATAATATCCGCTATAATCGTTATTTTTTAATTCTATACGACTTACAGGGTTTTCTCCGCAATATTGACAAGGTATTTTTTCTGTCCAAAACGCTTCCCATTGACTATTCAACTCATAGATATTGACATAAAAGAACTCTTTGTCTACCGTTCTTTGAGGAACTTTATCAAGAAAATATTCTGGATAATCATTTTTAACTTTGTCAAGCACGTCACGCTTTGTATCATAATCAAAATACAGCTTTCGTTCCACTTGCTCAGAATAGAACTCTCCCTTATTTTCTTTCCTATGATTTATCCTTACAAACCAATTTGCCATATCATTTTTTCTATTTTTTTGCCCTTTCCTCAACCTTTTTTAAGTGATCTGCTATATTTTTATTAAACAACTTATCTGCCAGATCTTCAATTTCCTTTTGCGTCATTTTACGTTCGCTCATTGCAAAATCTAGTGTTTCTCCTGCAAGCAATAGGCTATTTTGGTATTCAAGGAATTTTTTTAGTGGATCTACACTTGCTCCCTGTTCTTCCAACCAACCAAAAAGATCCGTCAAGTCAGTAACAACAACTCCTGTATTAGTCTTTTTATGTTCTACATTCACACTAAAAAGGTCGTAGTCTAGCGTGTAAGTTATTTTCTCCCCATTACTTTTATAGTTTTTTACAATCATTTTTCCCTCTCCATTTTTCAACCAACTGCATTACTAACTTTCCAAAAAAACTTTTAAGCCTTACTTGTGAATCAGTTCTGTCGATAGCAAACCAAGCTCTAAAAAATTCCTTTGCTAATTGGATAACAAACCACATTTCAATCACAAAATAACAAATAAATGCAATCCATAAGAATATTTCGGCAATTAGGAAATTCGACATTTTTACTAAGATAATTCCAAAATAATCAACCCCCTTCTCCATTATATAATGGAGAAAAAGGATAGATAAAGAACAAGGTAAAACACCAACATTCCTATACCTGAAATAAAAATTACTTTTCTTCATACTACTTCCCCTTTGTAATTTCTTCTGCTTTCTTGCCAAAATAGCTCAATTTCATGTTTAACAACAACAAAAATTCATAAGGCGCATTAAACATGATCTCAAAGCCTCTCTGCTTGCGTGTGTCGAACCATGACATATTTTCCTTATCAAAGTCTTTTCGTTGCTGTAGGGCTTTAAAATCCTCCTTATAGACGATAAATTCGTCACCAAGCTCTAAAATATCATTTACAATCTTCTCAAAACGATTTTTTCGATAATTCTTGATCTTGTGCCAAATATACCGCTTCTTATTATTGATCTTGATATAATTTTTAGATTTCTTCCAAGCGTGTACACCTTTTTTTGGTACACCATTTTCTTCGTAGTTATCAGGATTGTTCAGTCGTCTTGAATTTTCAAGTTTTGCGTCTAAGTTCGCCAATTTTTCCGAATATCCCAGATCATTCGTTAGATCAAATCGCAATTCTTTGTTTGAACTTTCGTTCTTTGCAACGACTTCTAACTTGTCTACATCTAGTGAAATTACAACTTTACCTTTTGCAGGGAGGGTTTCTTTCGTACCATAAGGTACACCATCAAACACAAACAAGCTATAATACTTCCATGTATTGTCTTTTACTAGAACACGTTTAACCGCATATAGAGCTAGTTTTTGCGTTTTTAGGGCATAAGATAGTCTAATTTCATCATCATTTCGGAACTTCCAAGGAAGAGTGATCTTATTTTTGCGTTTTCCAAATGAAATTCCTTCTAGTGAGACATTGTGGTTTTGTTTTCTGTACCAAATAGTCGTAAAATCAATCATTCTAGGAACTTTCAAAAAGTTATCACTATCTGATTGGCTTCTGCGTTTTAAGTAGGCTTTTTTAGTTGCTTGTGCCATATTTTCAACGTTAGACCAGTCAAGAATACCCTCGTTTGAGTAGCGTTTGTACATGACGCTCACTTGCCCCATGTTGTTGTAGTCAACAAATTTTCCGCTATTCAAACCAAAAGCATTATTAAGAGCGATCCAACCTTCTTTTAGTTCATCTGATTTTTCCTTATACTCTGCTTTTAATGCTTTTTTTAGTTCTTTGTCTTTAGTTTCTTTTATTTTTTCTTGTAGTTCATTCAATGTTTTAGTTTCTTCTGCAAGATATTTATAATCATCAGAAGATTGTCTGCGATATTCTTGTCTGTTGAAATAGTTTACCATTTCACGCTTCATTTTATACCCATATTTAAAGATCTTTTCAAGGTAGTCCGTGTACCCTTTTGGATCAATCTGTACTTTTAACGTATAAGTCATAACTCTCCCCCTCTCTTTATTTATCTAAGTTTTCTAATTCTAAGTCAGCAAGATATCGCAAGTGTTTCATAGTAACTTGACATTTCTTATCAAAATGATTTTCCCAAAAGCATTTAGTTGCCTTGCCATACTTCCAATAAAAATCCGTTCCCACTACTTCCCCTAGAACAGTATCATCTGAAAGTTGCTTTGTTTCATTTAAAAAATTTTCAATAGTTTCTCTCATTCTGCTTGTCCTCTTTTTGTTTTATATTTATATTATACACCCTTTTGCAGTTTTCGTCAAGTGTTTTTTGATTGGACACAACAAAAAAGCGGTATACACTTTGTATACCGCTTTCCCTGATTATCGTATGATTTTACTTTGCAGACTTAGAAAGAACTCTAATTAGTTTTCTTTCTTTTTGTAAACCAATCCACCTAAACCAAGCAAACCTAGACCTGCGATAGCAAGAGCTGTTCCTGCTTCTGATCCTGTGTGTGGCAACTGATTAGTTGCAACTGCTTGTGTAGCTGGTTGTTGAGGTTGAGGTTTTTCAGGTGTCTTAGGAGCTTCCTGTGGAGCTTCTGGCTTCACTTTATCATAAACACGGACTGTCAGACCCTTTGGATCTTCTACGTTCTTAGAATCGCTAGGAGCAGGTTTGTAACCTTCAATTTCTTTGAACGGTTTAGTACCATCTTCTTGTGGTGCAACTGGATTTCCTTCTGTGTCAATATGGATAGTGATAGGTTTTTGTACCTCACGATAAACGTAAGTTACAACCGTCTTACCTTTAACCACGTCACCTTTTTCGTTACCTTCTGTACGGACTAGTTCGTAAGTTACACCATCTTTAGTGATTGCAACTGGTTTGTGATCTGTTGTATCGTACTTAGTACCTACTTTAGCTTGTGTAGTATCTGCTACTGGATCTTTAAGAACTGTACGTTCTTTGTCGTCTTTGACGTAACGTACTTCAACGTCACCTTTGACAATCTTATAGACACGAACTGTTTCACCTTTTGGATTTTCTGTGTTCTTAGGATCTTTTGGTGAAGGTTCAAAGCCATCAATATTCTTGAAAGGTTTTGTTCCTTTTTCAGGAGGGGCAATACGTTTACCTTCTTCGTCAATATGGATTGTTGTTGGTTCAACAGTTTGACGATAAACGTAAGTTACAACTGTTTTACCTTCTACAACTTTACCTTTTTCAACACCTTCTGTACGGACTAGTTCGTAAGTCACGCCATCTTTGGTGATTGTTGTTGGCTTGTGATCTGTTGTATCGTAGTCTGAACCTACTTTACCATCTACTGTATCTGCTACTGGATCTTTCAATACAGTCTTAGAAGCGTCATCTTTGACGTAACGAACTTCTACATTACCTTTCTTAATTCGGTTGTAGACACGAACTGTTTCGCCCTTTGGATCTTCTACATTCTTAGGATCTTTTGGTGAAGGTTCAAAGCCATCAATGTTCTTGAAAGGTTTTGTTCCTTTTTCAGGAGGAGCAATTTCTTTACCTGAATCTCCATCAATATGAATTGTTGTTGGATTTTCAACTGGTGTAGGCGTTGGAGTTGGTTTTGGCGCTTCTTTCAACTTGTAAACATAGGTGATTGTTTCAGTTCCGTTAGGAATCTTAGTAGGATCAACCTTGTCTTGTTTAGTGAAAGTATAAGTCTTACCTTCAAATGTAATTTCGTTAGGGTGACTTAATTTAACTGCTTCATCAACTGGTTTTTCACCTGTATTTGTAGACTTAGCAATTTCTTTACCACTTTCGTCAACAAATTTTTGAACGATTGAACCTTTCTTAACTTCTGGTGTTGGAGTTGGTTTTGGTTCTTCTTTCAACTTATACAAGTAAGTTACAACTGTTTTACCTTTGACAACTTGACCTTTTTCAGTACCTTCTGAGCGCACTACTTCGTAAGTTTTTCCATCTTTTGTGATAGTTGGCAACTTAATGCTTGTAGTATCATACTTAGTTCCGATTGGGCTTTCAGGGGTTTGAATTACAGGATCTTTCAATACAGTACGTTCTGTATTATCAACAACATAATGTACTTCAACCAAACCTTTAGCGTCTTTATTTGGGTTAGTCGCTGTTGGTTTATTTACTGTGTAAGATACAAGGTGATAGTTGACTGTTGGAGCTGTTGGAGCTGTTGCATAGTTCTCATTGACTGGATCAACCAACTTAGAGTTGTATGCCATAAGATTTTCAATTGGATCTTTATGTTTTGCTGTGTACTCTGCCAATTTATATTTTCGATTTACTACAGCAAATTTATTCCCACCATTCACAAATGTGTTCGATAGTTCTTTTGTGTCGTCTACTCCAAAATTAAGAGAAGACGGCTTATTTTCTGTAGTTGGAGCTAGTTTGATTTCACTAGCTTTAATATTAAGATTAGGATACCATTTGGCGTTTACGAATTTTGCAGTCAATTCTTTAGAATCAATTGCTTTACCAGAAGCGTCAAGATAGTTCCATGTGCTTTCTAAACCAAATTCTTTGCCACTACTCATAACTTCGTTGGCAAAACCTGAACCACCAAAAATGTAGTTAAAAATAACTGAACCAGTACGATCCGCTAAGAGCGCAACTTTTCCTGTTCCTACAGGAGATCCTTTAAGAGTAAGAGAACGTTCAATCGTTTTTACTCCTAATTTTCCTAATTCAGAATCAGCAGAAACATTCACTTTATAAGTAATAGTTTCACCGTCATTCACCAAAATAGGAACTACACTAAGACTTGAACGGTTAGCAATAGAGTTATTTACTCCATTAAATACACTACCACCTTCGTAGTTCATAGTGATTTCTTTTGGTGCTGTTCCTACACTAGAGTTCAAAACCGCAAGAGTTGGATCAATTTTGTTTGCGCTAAATTGGCTAGGAGCGTTCAAATAACGAACTGTACCTGCACTTGAAGAAAATTCTCCATAGCTAGTTTGTCCTTTATTATAAGCATCATCAGCCAATGCTCGCAAACCGTCGCCAGTAGTGTTGTAAAGCGAAGGGTTATTGCTCAAATTATCAATAACTTCTTGACGTTTTACACCACCTGCTTGTGATTGTGATTTGAACTCAGTTGTTTTCTTTTCAATTTCTGCCTTTTGAGCTTCAACTTCTTTTTTAGCTTGTTCAGCAAGTTTAGCACTTTCTTCTTCTGTGTTTGCAGTACCAATATTTTTAGTTGGTTCAGCGTTTACAGTCAATCCTGCTTCTTTTGCTTTGTTAGCTGTTTCTGTCAAACCTTCATCTACGACAACTGTTTTACTTTCGTTTGCAGTTGCAGTTGTAGATGGTGTAGCTGTTGTTGCTTCATCTGCGGAAGCTGTGTTAGCTCCAATCAATAGAGTTGCACCAAGAGCAATACCACTTGCTAAACCAAAGGCTTTAGTCTTACGCAAAAAGCCATGACCTTTAACATTTTCTGTTTTCTTCATTTCCATAATTTCCTTTCTCCCTCTTATTAGGAGAACGTTTTTTTAACGCTCTCCTAACTTAGAGGTCAGACATTAATTTTCTTTCTTTTTAAGAGTTGCGCCTGCCAATACCAACGCTCCCATACCTGCCATAACAAGAGCTACTGAGGCTGTAGTTCCTGTAAGTGGAAGGCTAGGTGCGCTTTGTTTTACAACCGCTTTTTTAGCTACATCTACAGGGTGTACTTCTGATGATACCCCAATTTCATGAGCTTTAGCTTCAACATTGCCTACTTTTGGCTCTGTCGTTTTCAACGTTACTTTAGCAACCTTAACCGCTTCTGGTTTCACTTCTTGATTGGTAGTACCAAGTTTAGAAGGTTGAAGTTTATCTTCTTTTGCATTAGAAGCACCGTTTGATCCTGCTGTTGATTTAATTTCAACTGCTTTCTTACCTGCTTCTTTACCATCAATATTCACAACTGCGGTTACTGTACCGTTTCCTGTTGCTTCAAATTCAAGAGTGTAACTTCCGTCAGCAAGTTTTTCAGAAAAGTCAACTTTACCATCTTTAATTGCAAGGTCTTTAGTAGTTGCCCCTTTAAGAGTTGCTTTAGTAACAGTCACTCCGTTACCGCCAACTGTAACTTTAACAGTTTGAACTTCGCCTTTAGTTACTTTTTCAACTGTCGTTGAAGCAATTTGTTCAGCAAGTTTCTTGCTACGTTCCTTATTTGGAATATCGCTTCCGCTTGGTCCTGCAAGAAAAATATTAGGGTGTCCCGCTTGAATCATGCTCTTATTAGCACGGGAATCAGCACCGCCATAAATAATGCTCAACAAAGTTTTTGCGTTTTTGCTTGCCCACTCAAGAATTGAACCGTCAAATGTTTCATCTTGCATTTTCCAATCATCTGTCAACTGGACTACAACTGCGGTTGCATTTTTATCACGAACTTTATCAAAAAGATCTTCAAACTCTTGACTTTCTTTTTTGCCTTGGAAGTCGTACAACAATTTAGCATGATATAATTCTGTGTGCCAAGAACCTGCCATAAAATTGTTGTTTTTATTAGGCTTCACTTTAGCAATAATATCTAACAACTCTTGTTTACTCATTAGACGTGAAACAGGGCGATCATGGTCCATTTCTCCCATTGTATAATAAGAGCCACCATTATTTGTTTCATAGAAAGCCAACATGACTTTATCCTTGTCGTTCATGCTTTCAGCGATAGTCGTTAAATCTTCTAAGACTTCTTTTATAGTACCACCGACTGTTGAACCTGAACCGTCAACTGCAACTAGGATATTACGAGGTTTAACTTCGTTTGAAGCCTGTTCAGTTGACTTAGTTGTAAAGGCAACTGAACCTGTAGCCTTACCGTTTTGTCCTGCTTGACCTTCAACACTCAATTTACCTGAAATAGATCCTGCTGTGTTGTCTTTAGCTTTGAAAGTATAAACAAGTTTGTATTCGCCAACTTCGTCAAGCGCTTTAGAAGAATCTACTTTTCCATTTGCAAAAACTGTTTCTTTACCAGAAGGAGAAACCAATTTAACTGAAACAACATCAGCACTTCCGCTGTTAGTTACATTTCCGTTCCATTTGCTTCCTGCTTTTTCGTTCTTGATAGAAACAGTTTGTGTGTAAGAGCCATCAGCGTTCTTAGTTGCTGTTGATCCACTAACGAGTTCAGCTTTTGCCATTTTGTTAGCTTCATTCACTTTAGCGTTGTTTTCACGAATAGTTTTGTTTTTAGCTTCTGCGTCTGCGATAGCTTTGGCAACTTTAGCTTTTGCGTCCGCAATAGCTTTTTGTGCGTCTTTAGGTTCAACTACTGTTTCACCTTCTACAGAAACGTTCACACCTTTAGCTTTTGCTTCTGCAACAACTTTGTTCAATTCAGCGTCTACAGATTTTTGTTGCGCAACAACTTCGTTAAGTGCTTTTTCAGCTTCTTCGACTTGTTTTGAAAAGGCTTCTACATCACCATCTTTAAGATCAATAGTTTTTACACCTTCAAACTTAACGCCTGCTTGTTTAGCCATTTCAACTGCTTTAGACAAGCGACCTTGTGCGTCTTTAACTTTTCCAGTTAAAGCGTTCAATTCTTCAACTTGTTTGGCAATATCTTCTTCGCCTTTTGCAAGATCATCATACGTTACTTTTTCGTCAAGTTGTACATTGATCCCTACTGCTTTTGCGTCAGAAATAGCTTTTTGAAGTTTTGCGTTAGCTTCATCACGACCTTTGGCAAGCTCTTCAATTTTTTTGCCTTGTTCGTCAAGATCTTTAGAGGCTTTTTCTACTGTATCGTGAGTGACTTTTTTACCTTCTTTGACATCTACATCAAGTTTTTTAGCTTGATCTTTAAGATCAGAATACTTTTTATCAAGTCCTGCTTGATCTTTAACTTCTTCTGTCTTAGGAGCTTCTTTTGTTCCCGCTGTTGCTTCTTGATTTTGAGCATTAGCGTTTGTAGCTGTTGGAGTTGCTGTAGCGTCTGTTGCTACTGGTGCTTTAGTTTCTGTCGCTACTGTTGTTGGAGTTACGTCTGCATTTGATTTAACTTCATCAGCAGAAGCTACTTGACCTGCCAAAAACATTGTTGCCCCAAGGACAATTCCTGATACAACTTTTCCTGCTTTATTCTTGCGAATAAATCCATGACCTTTTTCTTTCAATTCCATAAAAATAGAACTTCCTTTCTTTTCCATAAAGATTAAGCCTTATTGACTTTATCTTTCAATCCCTTACCTGCTTTAAAAACAGGAGACTTCTTAGCTGTGATAGTGATTTCTTTGCCTGTTTGTGGGTTACGTCCCTTACGTTCAGCACGATCTCGCACCTCAAAGTTACCAAACTTGTCGATACGAACTTTCTCACCATCAGACAAAAATTCTGAGACTTTCCCAAAAACATAGTCTACAGCTTCCTTTGCGCCTTTTTTAGTCAATCCAAGATCAACCGCCATTGGCTCAAAAATGTCACGTTTTGATTTCATTTTTACACCTCCTCTGTGACATATAATATACTTT